TATGCTTGGTGCCATACTTGAGGGAACAGGCATTCCAGAATATCTGATAGTAGTATCCGCAGTATATCCATAGTGTACAAAGAATAGTAATACAAGTAATACAGAAACGATTAATGCACTTAATCTATTCATGCCATTTTTAATGCAATGTGAATAAGAACAAACAGAATACCACCTGTCATAGCTATCATTATTTTTTCTAATCGTGATAGTCTGGCACAGATAGACTCATATCTTTCTTTACATATGGCTTCATGCGTGTTGAGCCTAGCTTCGGTGTGATCTACTTCCATTTGTTTCCTTTCTTGGTGCGTTGTACAAGTTTATAGGTGGTAATTTTAGTTCGTGCCATATCATTTATAAAGCTTTGCTAATTCTTCAAATGGTAACATTCCTTGACCGTAATTTGCTTCACCTGTCTCAGTTAATAAGTTTGTTATAATTGGTCTAGTTACTTTATTATCAAGTAACCCAGATATTGGGTTATTGATGTATTCATTAATTGCAATACCTAATCTTGATTTCACTCCTGGGAAATCTAAAACACCAGCACCAGCTCCAACAGCAGCACCAGCATCTCCAGCAACAGCTCGACCTCCAGTTGCTTTAATACCACCACCAATACCAAAAATATCTCTTTGGCCCACTCTATCAGCACCTCTAATTAAATAAGGTTGTAACTCTAATAATCTAGAAAGATCTGCATTGATGTTTGCAATTTCAGGAATATTTTCAGCAATACCTTGTTTTGCACCTCTTCCTAAATTTTTATAAGCTAATTCTTCAACATCACTAGCTGATTTCAAATTTGATGTTTTCCAATTTACTTTTCTATTAACATCTACTTTAAAATCTTGTAATTCTTTTGGTGTGACATATTGATCTTTGCCAATCTTTTTTTGCCATTTAATAAAGTCTGATTTTATTTTATTAATAGCATTTATATCACTTTTAGCTTCAATTTTAAATCCACCAACCTGATTCTCAAGGTCATCAAAATATTTAAATACAACGCTTGATGGTATTTTTACATTTTCATCAACAGCAGTATCTATAAGCTTGTTAACTCTGTTATTTAACACATCAATTCTTTCTTGCAAAATATCTGTGCCTTTTGGTGTGATGGGTAGTTTTTCATCAACAGCAGTTCTTAAGATTCTTTTTCTTTGATCTTGGCTCATTGTTAATGATGGCTTCAATGCTTTACCATAAAGGTTAGCTCCATAGTCTGAAGCTCCTTCTAATAAACCTACTTTTTCTAAACCTTTTGTTACTTGACCAGTAGCAGTTAATGGAGCATTTATTGCAATATTAAGAGGATCCAGAGAAGCTCCAACTTTTCCAACCGTACCAGCAACCTTTGATATATCAGAAGCTGTTTGTGTTGCTTTTAATTTGTTTGCAACATTTGCACCTAATCTAACACCTGTAGCCCCACCTGAAATAAACAACGAGGCATCACCTAATACACCTACTGGGTTTTCTTGCAACTCTCTTTTGAATCTATTAAAAGATCCATACTTGTCAGCATAGTGTGCAGCCAGTGCTTCAACATACTGCTCTTTTCCTGTACCAAGTGCTCCAGTTGGATCTAGTTTTTGAATAACACCGCCTAATAAATTTCCTAAGCTTCCAAGAGTTTCTCCTGGATTAGTAATAGCATAGGCAATGTTGTCCATCTCTCTTTTTGCACTTGGACCTAAATTTTCCATCATTTTTTTAGCAGAAAAATCATAGGGTGCATCTTTGTCAGCAGAAACAGTAATTCCTCCTGTCATAGCCTGTCGAGAAAATTTATAAGCCTCTGCTTTTTTCTGATAATCGGCTTGTTGTTCAGGAGTTCCATTTTTAAAGTCTCGATTATTTTTAAGCCATTCATGTAACTTAATAGCCCTTTCTTCCATTAATTTTATATCTGGATTAGCCATTAGTCGTTATCCCCTCCGATGCCAAGCTCGTTGTCTATTTCTGAGAAATCGTATGTACTTTTGCTTCCTTCTGGAATATATTGATCTAGCTTTTTCTTTAATTCGGCAGACATAGCATCACCAAGAGACTTATCGTATTCATATAGCTCATCATCTCTATATGATCCTTTTTCTTGAATCTCTTTTTTCATCCATGCAGCTAGCTTAGAAGTTCTTTTTGCGTTAGCATCAGCAACTTTGCCCATTAATATACGACCTTCTTTTGTTGTAGCCATTGATGGGAATGCTGTTCTATAAGCGTTAAATTCCATGTCTGAGGTTGATCCAGACCCAACTGTTCTAACTAATGTAGCACCAATGTTTTGCATCGCCTCAATAACCTGAGCTTTATTGGCTTTTTCAGTATTTAATCCTAGGAATGCTTGTAAATCACCTTGAACTTTTACTACTCCACCGCCCTCTAATTCTCCAAGAATTTGGTTAATTGATTGAGTTCGGTTAGCAACTTGTCTTGCCTTATTAGCATCGCCAGCAATCAAATTGTAATTATCTAGATCTGCTTTAAACATTAACTTATCTTTTTCATTAGTTAGTGTTGCTGTCATGTTAGCAGCTCTTGATTTTTCAACATTCTGAACATAGTCAGTATATGATCCTGGATAACCTTGTCTTTTAGCATACTCATATTCTTTAACAGATGTTGTTGGCTGAGCATTACTAATTAAGGATTTAGCAAACTCCTCTGGATTAGAAAGTGCTAATAGCTGTTCTTCTGGTGACATTTGACTAATTTTCATCATTAGAGCATTTCTTGCTGTTTGATTGTTTTTAAAATCAAATCCTTTTTGTTGTATATCAATACCTGTTTTAGTAATATCTAGCCCACTTTTTACCATGTCTTGTCTAGTTTTAGCTATACCTGCTAAATCTGATGCTGATTTTTGACCTCCAGTAACTGCACCTAAACCTGTTAAACCCAAAGTTAATAATGGGTTATAATTGTTGTTAATTCCTTGCATCAAGCCTTGAGCTCCACCTTGAACTTGTCCAGAGGTAATATAACTTTCTGCCCCAGGCAAAGTTCCTACTCCAGGAATATTTTCTAGCCCAGCTAGTGGGTTTAATGGATCGAATAGTCCAGCCATATTTTTTTCCTTATCTTGGTCTTCTTATTTTTAATAATGAATCATTACCACTAAATTGCTTACCACCTAATTGTGGCCCTAATGGTGATGGGGAAATTTGAGTTTGTTTTGGCTTAAATTGTTCATATGCAACTCCACCTAATGTTGCTGCAGTTAATGATGCTTCTAAAGGTTTATCTTCAAAATACTTAACCAATTTATCAGTAGCTCTTTTGTATAAAGGCCTGGTGTCTTCACCACCGCCAGTATAGTCAGCAGATTGTCCTAGCTCAGGAGTGTAATCAGCTCCTTGGTATTTCATTCCGCCTGGACTATTTGTAGTGTCTAATGTATATGGTCTGTCCATGCCAACATTTTGATTAGCCATAACATCTAAATCAACTCTAGATTCTGGAATATCTGATAAGTTAGCATCCATACCTAAATCAAATGTATTTGAATTTAATGGTTGTCCTTGTCTGCTTAAAGTAGACATCATACTTTTATCGCCTGCGTTCATAAAGCCAGATGGTGCTGATGTAATGTTAAATCCAGTAGTATCCATATAAGATGGCATTGTTGTAGCGTTTGTGGCTACATTCGTAGCAGCATCTACAGGAATACCTGCAGAGTTTGTAAGTAAACTTGAATAACTTCCTGGGTCTGCTACTGGACCTACAGCAGAAGTAGCATCCAATGCTGATCCAAAATTACCAGCTATATTACCTACAGTTCCTGAGATTGCAGCATCTGTTCCAGCCTGTAAAGGGTCTTTACCTTGAAGCAAACCTGCTGCGAAAGGTATAAAATAATTCCACATTATTTACCACCTCCTGATGATTCTGTTGTAGATACCTGCCCCATAGGAGCACCATATGCTGCAGATAAGTAAGATTGCAGTTTAGTGTATGGTAAGTTTTGCTCATACTCAAATCTAGCAATATCTGAATCAAGAGCTTCTTTTTGGTAGCCCTCAGCAGTTTGGCCTACATTCATTAACTGATTAATATCTGCATAATCAGCTTGAGCCATTGCTGGAGCTTGTTGAATTGCATCTTGCATTGCCTGTCTTTCAGCACCGTAGTTTTGGTATAAAAGCTGGCCTGCTTGATTAGCTAATGAGTTAGCAAGATTTTGCTGAGCTCGTGATTGTTGATCAAACATTGCACTTGATCCATAACGACCTGCTTGAGCGGCACCACTACGAGTACCTTGAATTGCATCATTGTACCTTTGAGTAGCTTCAGAAGCACCTTGTTGCATTGCTGCACTCAAGTATGGATTGTTTCCTAGATATTGACCTTGTATCGTATTTTGCAGTTGTTGTTGAGCAGCTGGTACTAATGGATTACCTGCTATTGCTCTATTTTGTGCAGCTTGTAATGCTTGTTGTGTTTGTGCTGATGGATCTACATAAGTTTGATATGGGTAGTATTGTGGAGTATCTGTTTGGTAAAGATTTTTTGCTTCTTGCAAACCATATTCTACAAATGGCCTAACAGTAGGATCTAATTGTTGCTTAGTTTCAGAAGAACCACCGCCTCCACCACCCTTAAATAGTTGTCTGCCCATTTTGCCATTGTCGATAGATTGGTTACCATCTAACTCTGGGAAATAATCGTGTATCATAGTTTATACTCCATTAATGTATATTTAGGTTTCATGTTCCATTTCATTCGCCATAATCTGACGATAGACTGTTTAGCAGTAGAACCTTGAACTTTAGTTCCACCGTTATTCTTAACCCATGTTAAAAATTGATTCCAACATTTGTGGTCAGTATAGCCACCGATATAAGTGATATAAGCTACTCTATCGTTTGGATACATAACCCATTGGACTGTTAATGCACCTAGACATTCTTTATCTTTCATTATTAAAAGTAGTACAGAATTGCCTTGAGATACAAATTGTTTTAACTGACCAATGTCAAATTCTCCATTGCCAGTCTCGATTGCTCGTTGTAAATGTTTTTCAGCTAGATGCCAAAATTGATGAATATGGTTTGTTGGTACAATAAATAAGTTAGTGTCTGTCATAGGTAATTAAAGTTAATTACAATCCTAGTCTTTGTATCTGTATGTGTAGTTGCAGTATGTTTTAATTGTGATGGAAATATCACCATTCTGTTTTCTACACTTTCAACCTCATCGCCATCTTCAAAAAGTGTTTTACCGTTATTCGTATTTAAATACCATATCGCTGTCTTACATGGTGCTTTTGAGTCTATATGATATGAGCCTTTTCTAATTGTATGCTCTCTACCAGTATTATTTGCTTTAATTCTGATAAGTGCCTGTACATCTAGTTTATCTAAAAACGGCTGTAGTTCTTTAAAATAAGAACTGTTAGGACTGTGGTTGTTATAAAATATATGCGTGAACTGAAAGAACTCGTCATCAGCATACTCTTTCCCATCGTTGTAATACCAAGAAAAATACTTATCTAGTATTAGACTTTTAACCTTATGCAAATCTTCTTCACATAAGAAGTTGTCTATTATCTGTTTTTCCATTCTAAATATTTTTGATATTCTGTTGGGTCTGTGTTGATATTAAATGTATATGAAAAACCATCATTAGTATTTCTAACAATAACTGTTTCACCAGTTTTTGTAGCTTGTTCAAAATATTGTACGATATTATCCATAATTACCCTATTATAACATAATCCCATTGACATATTGCGTGTCCATGCTGTCTATGACCAATAACACAACTGCCATTAGCTTTTGACTTAATATATACATGGTCAGTCTCACCTGCTGCATCTGCACTTCTAGGCACTAACAGAATTACTGAATCATAACTAATTCTTTCGTTATACAGCGTAGTTTCTGTTCCAGTAGTTTCTAAATTAATAGTTCCTGTGCAGTTTAGTTTGCCATTTAATACTTGGTTAGTAATCTCTGCAATTTCACGAGTCGTAGCAAACTGTGGCTGTAATCGTCTAAATTGGTTAGCCATTATCTATTGCCTTGTGGTTTTACATCAACATCGATAGATACTGCATTAGACCAGTTTCCTGTAGGTTGTACAGAGAAGCGATGGTATCTTCCAAAACTTCTAAAATTGGCACGACCTTCTTGAGATGTGGTCACTAAAGAACCAAACTGAATATTTCCATCTAATTCTTTTCTTGATGCAACTTGTACATTAGCAGAGCCACCGTCTATCTGTGGTCTAACTAAATTTACTACAGAGTTATAACCTAACTCAATATCGGATGTAATTATTTCTGAATCATAAGCACTTCCACTAAATGTAATAACTTTATCACCCTCTGTACCTGCAAATAAGAATTTACCACCAACCCAAATCCTATCATCTAGTGATGCAGGAACTGTTTCAATGTTATTGTAAAGTATAGACAAACCTTCTAGTGTTGTTCCAGCAGTAGCAATATTACCTACGCTGTATGTTTCTGTTGTAGCTCTTGACCATTTACCTAGCTGCCAATTGTAGATAAGAATACTACGACCACCGTCCACATTAGGATAGTTCCATACTACTAGCTTTTTAACTGGGTCTACAGCAGCAGACATGGTGTCTATTTCTGTTAGGTCTACTTGGCTGAAGAAGTATCTGTCTACTTTCTCTGTGCCAATGCCAGTTACTGTTTGACCATCACATTGATAAAAACCGTCATCAGATAAGAAGAATGATGTAGCACCATACTGTGCAATAGAATTGCCTTCCAAGCATCCTAAGCCTCTAGAGATGGTGTCTAGCTGGAAAAAAAGTGGGCTGCCAGAATATGACATCCTTATAATTGCCTTCTCTAAGAATACTAGGCCAATCTCTCCCCCCGTGAGTCCAGTAATATTTCCGCCATCGGGGATTAACTGATAATCTGACTGTGATGTTGCTCCTGATACCCATGTAGTTTCATCGTTAATATCTGACCACTGTACTTTTGATGGGTTACTACCACCGTCTAAATTTGCACAAACTACAAAGTCACGAACTACGGTGACATATTTAGATATAGGTGCATTTATATTTACATCAACAAATTGTGTCGATGTTCCTAATGTCCATGACTGTAATTTAGCTTGGTTATTAGCAGCTAATACTACACTACCAAACTGTGCAAACTTCCATGAGCCTGTACTTGCATATCCACCAGTTTTAGATACATCGTCCATAGATAAGTCTGTAGAATCAAACTTAAATAGTTTAGTTGTACCACCTGCAAATATTTGTACTTCATCACCAAATTTACCAACCGATACAGAATTTAGATTTTCACTAGCAGATGCTGAAAATTCTTCTGAATTAGGGAATGGTGAATATCCCATAGATACTGGATATACATTCTTTGCATCTAGGATTGCACCAGACATAGCTGGTTGGTCAGGTAACCATTCTTCAAATTTTACTCTTGTTGCCATTAGCTAAATACCTCGCCTGCTGTTACATCTGCTGTTTCAGTTGTAGGGAACGCTCTAGTTTCCCCCCAAATAATCCTTACTGCACCTTGATAACCAGAAGCTGCACTATAAGAGTCATGGCCACCGCCACCTCCACCAAATGAGCCACCTAATCCACAAGTTCCTGTATTACAGTCGTGAGTACCACCTCTACCACCGCCAGAACCACCGTATCCTCCGCCTGCATATGCACCTACATTAGCACCTGATGCACCTTCACCATAAATACCTACACCTCCACCACCGCCTCCACGATAGTTAGATGCAGCACCATTACCACCACAACCACCAGTTTGAGAACCGCCATTGCCGTCATAACCACCTGCTCCTCCACCGCCACCTGCGGTAGAAGCATCTCGACCAGCTTGTGTAGAACCATTACCGCCACCATCGCCAGTAAATGTACCACCAACCATAGTGTTTGCAGGTGATGAAAATCCACCATCTACTCCTAAACCTGAATCACCACCGCCGCCTCTAACAATAATACTTCCTGCAAAGCATACACCTGTGACTGATAATTGACTGTAGTTTTGGAATGTTTTAGAGTATGTAAATGTGTTTTCATCTACTTTGGTAATAGTAAATGTTCCATTAATTTCTCTAAACGAACAGTCTACAGATACAGTATCTCCTGTTTCAAAGCTATGATTAGAACTTGTATTTACAGTAACTACATTAGAACTAACAGAGAATGATGAAATGGTAAACGCATCTGTCGTAATAAAGAAGCTACCTACACCGTCTACTAAACTGTTAGGGCTACCACCGATCCCTACATAAACATTGTAAGTTTGTCCTGCTGTTACAGCAATGTTGTTTTTCCAGCCAAGACCTCCACCGCCTCCACCGTTACCACCGTCACCAGAACCAGCACCACCTCCGCCACCACCAACACATACTGCGTGTACAGCACTTACTTTAGCTGGGCAAGTCCAAGAATGTAATCCTGTAGAGGTAAATTCTTGTTGGCCTCTGTTGTCATAGTTTCTACTATAAAAGTTTGTAAAAGAAACTGCACCTGTTGCTTTTTGTGCTAATGAGCGGCTAGTAGAGTCACCAATACTAACTTGTGTTGTAGATGAGTTTTTTAATTCTACATTAACATCACTTAAGCTAATTGTTCCGCTAGCTTGAAGAGTCATATTACTTCTCCTCGCAAGAGCAATGGTCTACTGCTTTATGAGCATCTAACGCTTTCTCTAAATGCTTAACTTTCGTAGTTAATTCTTTTATTCCTTCAATTAGTAATGGGACAAGTCTATCGTAATGAACTGTCATATATTTTTCATCGATAGGAGCTGGAGAAATAACTTCTGGCATAATTTCATTTACTTCTTGTGCCGATACTCCAACTTCATTTTTTACTGTATAACCTAAATCCTGTGCTGTTTCGTTTGCACTATAGTAGAAACCATTTAATGTGTTAATTTTATCTAACGCCTCTTCTATATTGCCATGTCTTGTTTTTAATCTGTCATCAGAATAGTATGCAGTAATATTATTAGTTGCTCTGATCTCACCAGTTGTTCCTGATGCAGTTGTACCAATACCTAATGAATCAAACTGTGCGTCTGCTGCTGTATCTAAACCTAATGATGTTACTAATGCAGATATACTGGTTACACCTGTACCACCTTGTGCAGGAGATAAAGCAGTTGTTAATCCTGATAATGATGTAATGTCTGAATTAGCACCAGATTTAGCAGCAACTAAATTAGTACGAGCATTAGTTGCATTTTCTGCACCTGTACCACCAGATGCAACTGCTAGTGAGTTACCAGTAACTGAACCTGCTTGAAAGTCTTTAAGGTGTGCCATGACCTCACGAATAGCGTTATTGATACCAGAAGGCGTACAACCTTCGTTGATATTAACACCGTCTATATCGGTATTGTTACTTGCACTTGCGTTATATTCACTAATCTTTGTTTTTGCCATTTATTATCCTTTACGATACCAATTTTCATTACCAACAGATGAGTCTGTCCATACCTCACTACCTAAAGATGATTCAGTCCATGTTTCTGCTCCAGTAGAGCTATCTGACCATTCCTCACCTAATACTGTACCTAATGCTGTTATTGCTCCATTACCATTAACATCTGCATCTCCAGACCATATTGCCTGTGGATATGTCACTACAGTTCCGTCTGCGGTAATACTTGCATGACCTGCAAATACCTGACCACCTAATGCTGTTGATAGTGCTTCTGCATTAATAGATGCGTTAAATGTTCTTATTCTGACATTGTTTGCAGTAACGCTTACATTACTAAATATAGAGCCTGTAGCGTATGCCCATGATAAGCCGTCTGTAATAACACTAGCTGTGCCTGAGACACTAGCAGAGTCTGTTCTTGTTCTGCTATTGATAGCATTTAATGTAGCATTAGCGTTAATAGATGCTGGGCTTTCATGCACTCGAATACCATTAACAACAACACTACCTTCAGCATTTATAACACCTGTGAATGTTCTTACTCTAGATGGTGATGCACTAGCTAAAGCATTAGCTGTAATTGCACCTGAGCTAACTTTAACTCCACCTCCGCCTAATGTAGAAAATGGTGCTTGAGAAAATGAACTTATGCCAAACATATTAGTTAGACCATTGTGTTTGTGGTTTTATTGGAAAATTCATATCTCCATCTTGTGGGTTTGTTGCAATAATTCTTAATTGTTGCCTATATAAATCAAAATCATTTTTATTTAACAAATATGGTGAAGTATTTGTATCAGTTACACTTGGATTTTCAACCCAATCTGTTTTTTCTAATAATAAAGTTGCCATCATTTTATTAGTTTCAGATGGTGTTGTATAAGACTTTTCTCTTAATGTGTCTGCTTCTTCTTGTGTAATTTGAATAAAATTTTCTGGAATTAAATGGTCTTGAGAGCCGTCAAGCTCATAAGCATATACTTCATTATGTTCATTTTTATACAATTTCATAATATTTATCTCAATTCTGCCCAAGTTCTAATAGTTGACCCAGTATTATTAATACGATATGTTGACCCATTAGGAACAATCATAGACATACCATATCTTGGAATAGTAGATGCGTTATCATAAGCCGCCCATGAATTAGTTGTTATAGAGCCAACTAACATTGTTCCATTACAAACAACAACAGAACCAATATTTGGAGTAAAACATACCATAATTGGAAATCCAGTTGAATTTGTATATGTTGTGTTAAATGCTCTTGATGGATTACTCCATGTTTGTGATTGACCTATACCACCAGAAGATATACCAGTTAACGCAGAACCATCAATAGCTGGTAATGAGCCAGACAAAATTGAAGCATCTAATGACCCAGACAAAGTTGAAGCATCTAGTGTCATACCTGAACCCATAGTCACTCCAGTGTTATCAATGGTCATTATATCAGAACCATTGTGCTGTAATGTCACATCATTGGTAGTTGGCTTGATTGAAAATGTCATGTTATTCCTCGCAAGAAACTGCTTTTAATTCTTCAACAGTTGTTATGTTGTCAACTTGATTTGTAATGTCACGCAGTCTTTGTTTTTCAGCTACGATTGCTGTTGTATCCGCACTTGATTCTAATGCTCTTTGAAATGCAACATCTTGTGCTTCTAGTAAAGGTTTACGCTCCGCACGAAGTTTGTCTTTGGTAATGTCTTTAGCTTTATTTATGTTTACTTGTATTCCCATTATGCCCACTCCCATGCGTTTCTAAAAGTTCTATCAGAAGGAATCTCAGAAGCATCAACAATCCAATGTTCCTTACCAGCTGGAACATCCTTTGCTGCTATTTCTTCAATCGTTAAACCACACTCTGCTGGTACAATAATTGATATTGTTCCATCATCGTTTTTATACACTATTCTTTTGTTCATAATTTCTCCTTATCTAAAAGCAATATAAGTCCAATAAGGTTCATCAGTTTCTGAATTTCCTGCTGTTCCAGAAACAACCCTAGCTGAACTTGTTGTTCTACTTGGACTATATTCACATAATAGATGATTACCAGCTGTACTATCATTTTGACCTACAATTCCACAAGCAGCATAATTAACATCAGGCATTGCTGTAGCAAAATTAACAGTAAATTGTCCTGTTGCATGGTCGGTAACTGAACTTACATTTCCATTTGCTAATATAGTATTTGTTTGTGCGTTGTATGTAACCCATGCTCTTGCACTATAGCTAGGTGCAGCACCCGTAGCAGTAGATAAAGCATCAGGTGTAGCACCACCACTAATCATTCCAGTTGCATCAAACCTTGCTACCTCTGTAGGACTATCTGCATTACCTACACCAATCCTTAATGTACCATCAGGTGTTGCTGGCTGATAGATAGTAAAGTTATTAGATTCAGTAGCATCTGAACCTAACTGTATTTTCTTTGATTTTACTGTTGACATAAATTATTCCGTAGGTTTTGGGTTGTTAGTTTTAACGGCTTGTAATGTAGTATAAAAATCAGATGTTTCATCCAACACTCCATTGTCAATAGCGTGCCATAACATATCTAATTGCTCACCAATATCTGGATATAGTTCTTTTCTTACTCTTTGATACTCTGCATTATTCCATTCATCAGTCAATCTTTGTCTTTCTGCTGTAACCTCTTCTTCTGTGGGTTTTGAAATATGAGTATCTTCCCAAGTTAGGTTTGCGTAATCTTCAGCATCTCCATCAATATACCAGTCTGAATTTGGATAAAGTGATGATAATGCGTGTGCTACATCAAATAATAAACTCATTATTCTCCTACCTCTATTGCAGTAATTGTTGAAGTTGCGTAAGAAC